GTGGCCATTTTTAAATTATACCACCTTGTCGGTTTTACGCCAAAATCCAGGGCACATATATTTTACACCACTGGTTACTGGTAAAGACTCGTGATAGTACGGCTCTACCGAAGGGAATATTACTATGCTTCCAGCCTTTGGCTTTATTTTTACGCCTTGCTCTTTAAAATAAATTTCTCCGCCTTCGTAATCATCGTTTAGATAAAGTACAACAGAAATATTTGGATTGTCTCCATTGCTATAATCATCAACATGTGGGCCCATTGACTTACCAGTGGAGTACTTGCTTATTGATAATGGCATTAGGGAGCCGATGTCTATACTATGCATGTTGCCATAGTTTTCTGAAGAGCCTACAATTGCATTCTTTAAAATATTATTAATTCTTCTTATGTCTGGGTGCGTGTCTGTATCTACATTGTTGCTAAATCTTTTTTGATAACCAAATACATACTCTGTATCTCCGCTTGCCGCCCATTCTTTCCACGCAGGGATACTGGTGTTTTAAGCCTCCGTCAGAAAGCTCTATTAAATTAATTAAGTAGTCGGGATCAGTAATAACATTTTCATAGTAATGTATCTTACCGTATTGGATTAGATTTACGCTATCCATTTCTTCCATTTTTTTCGTCTGCATCTTTTCTTTCATTTTTACCAGATTTTAGATCAGCTATCTGTCTTTCTCTATCCATCTGTTTCCATAGCTCTTCGCCATATTTATCTTTGTTTGCATGCCATGCTTCCGAGCCTGGATAGCTATACATATAAAAACTTCTAATAAAATACTTTATTCCATTTGTTACAGTCTTTACTCCGTGATAGTATGGTGCTCTTGATGGAAAAATTGTTACATCGCCAAATTCTGGTTGGTACATATGTTTTACATACTCTGCATTTGGATCATTTGATTCATCTTGAAATATCTTAAAGGATACTTGTCCTCCATCATAATCATGATTTAAATACATGCAGCATGTTACAAAAAATTTAAAGCCTGGCTCTTCGGTTTTTTCTTGCTGAAAATCTGTGTGGTATCCCATTACTGATCCAGCTGGTTCAAAACTCTCATGAGGTATATACTTAAGTAGGGTTGCGGTAAAGTGGCTTATCGGAGAGCCTTCTGGTGGAGTCTCTCCAGTAAGCTCAAAATAGTGCTTGGTCGTATTATAAAAAACATCTTCTATGTAGTTATAGAAAAATTTAAGCTTTTCATCTGTGACTTCGTCAAAATTAATATCTTGTTTAAATTCATTATAGGGCAAAACTCCTGGAACATTGTGTGGTCTAGTATCTTTAACTGGAAAGTTTGTCTGCTTGCCATATATGTACCAGTCTACCCACATATTATCAATAGACTTAATGTGTTCAAAACATTCCATAAAATAATCATTATTGAAGACATTTTTGTAAACAATAATCTTTGGAGCTATTTTATAAAAATCTGTACCCTCAAGCATATTTGTTTCCTTTATTCCATTCTTCTTTTTGCTTTGCCTGTTCAATTCTAACTTGCTTTTCTTCTTCTTCCCATCTATCTAATGTTTCTTGATCGTAAACTGAATCTGCGTAATCCCAAAATGAAACCATGGTGTATCTTGTACCTTTGGTTATTTCTGAGACACCGTGAATATTTTCATATCCTCCAGGGAAAACATAATAAGAATAAACGTTTGGCTTAAAAGATAAATAGGTTTTCATTTCGTTATCTTTGTCACAAAAATACAATTCTCCGCCTTCGTAATCATCATTAAGATAAAGTATTCCTACATATTTATTTATTGCAAAAGCATTAGGCTCTCCTTTATTATCTGAATTATCTGAATGTGGGCTTGCAAACCCTCCAACATCCCATTTTTGTGCATGAGAGGTATTTGCTCTAACTTCTCTACCAAATACTAATTCTACTGTTTCTTGATATTTATTTTTTAACTTATCAAAAAATCCATCTGGTAATTCAAATTTTTTCATTGTCTCAGAATCTGTCATAATTCCTTTTCCAGAGGAACCATAAAACGCAATATCTCCCCAATCAACATTACAATTTTCAAAAAAATTAATCATTTTTGGAACAATTTCTGGGTCTATAAAATTAGGTATTTCTACAATTTTATTAGTATATACTCCAAGTACTCCAGCTTTACTTTCTGGAATTTCTTCATCTTGTAAAATAATAAATTTGCTACTATCTAAAACATCTATCATTCCGTTTTTCATTAATGACTCCTTTTTCTTTTTATGTGTTCCGTCACAATATGGGTAAGCTTTTGATCTTCCACAAGTACATTGCTTCATAAATGCAATCCATTATTTTTGCCAAACAATTTATGTAATTCTTCAGCATTAATTTGACCTACATTTCTATTTTCTTTAATTCTGTCTTTTTCCATTTTATCCCAAATTTCTTTACCATATTTATTTTCATTTTCTATCCATTCTGGTGATCCTTCGTAATCAAATTGCCAAAATGATCTAATCATATACCTATCTGTGCCGTCTGCTCTTCTAACTGCATGATAGTATGGTGGTGAGGAAGGAAATACTATTACGTCTCCTTTTTTAGGTTTGTGAGACAATATATCATCACCAACTTTAAAACAAATTTCCCCATTTTCATAGTCATCATTTAAATAAAATGTTGTAGTAATTCCAAATTTAATTCCTGGTGCATCTTTTTCTAATTGTACAAAATCTGTATGGTAGTTCATAGCATAATTATCTGTTATTCCCGCACCTTCAAAATATTTATTTATTGATGCTGGGTATTTTACCCAATTATTAAAAGATATGTCTGTATAAGAATTTAAAAAATTACTAGTTACGTCATAAAAGATTTCTCCTAATTCTTTTGTTAAATCCGCCCTTAAAACATCGTTGTCGGTTTCTACTTGCCAACGTCTAGAATTTATATATTCTTCTCTTGTTGGAAATGATGTAAATCTAATTGGCGCTTCTTGAAGAGGCAGCATCGTCCCAAACGTATACCACTCTTCCCAAACAACACATTTTTTTGCTTTTTCCAAAAATAAATCTACATCATTAAAAACATTTCTATATATATGTATTTTTGGATAAATCTTTATAATTTCTAATTCTTTATTCATGGTTTTTTATCTCCAGTGTGCTCTAATATTGTCCAAAAAAATGGAATTACATATCTAATTCCACTTGTAATTTCTTTAACTCCATGACTATATCCAACATCTCCTGGGAAAAAATAAGCTGCCCCTGGTTTTGGTTTAAACTCTACTCCTTGATTTAAAAAATATAGTTCTCCGCCTTCGTAGTCATCATTAAGGTAAAATAATCCAGCTAAATCGTACCAAGGAAAATCATTTGGCTCTCCATTTTGTAATTGTTTATCTGCATGCGGTTCCTGTTTATATCCAGGCATCCATCTTACTATAGCTGGACTAGTGGGTTTTGCATCGACATTAAAAAAATTATCAACTTCTACTTTAAGTCTTTTTACAAGGTTTTCAATAACAATAGAAATTTCTGGATCTATTGAATCTAAAATTGGTCTTGATGCAACTCTATTGTCCCAATAAGATGAATCATATATTACAATTCCATTATCATTGTAATGAGTTTCTGTCTTGTCCCATTCATTAATTGATTTTGCTGCATTTAGCAAAAATATTTTTTCTTCTTCTGTCATAAAATTTTCTCTTGATTGTATTTGATCTGCAGAAGTCCCAAAAAATCCTGGAGGGGTTATTGATACTCTATTTTCCCAATTATGTGCACCGTTTGCTAATTCTTTATCCATATATTCATTATACCATTCTATTCGTAAACTCTTTTAGACCAAACTTCATTTTTATATACTCCACCATCTTTAACTCTATATTTATTGCTATTTTCTTGATTTTTTTTATGCAAGTTATTTGGGTTTTCTATTATAATGTCTGAATCCCAGTCTTCTCTTTTAAATGGAATTATTTGTGCGTATGGTGTTCCTGCTGGAATTACGCCTTCAAACCCTTTAACAATAAAAAATGGCATAGTTCCTGGCAAATTAATTTTATCGTTATCTACAATTCCAGTTGTCATTAAAAATGGTAAATCAAATCTATTAAATGGTGTTGTGTATAAAGCGCTATATCCTTCTGGTAGTTCTATTGCCCAATCTGGATACCAGGCAAAATGTTCTTTGTAGTATCCTTGTGGGTGTACGAATTGTGGCATTGGTTGTCTTTCAGAACAAAAATCTTTAAATTTAGGTTCTTTAATTTCAACAGACATTTTATTATTTTTTAAATAAAATTTAATATCACATGGCGTTTTTAAAACATACCCTGTACCTAATATATCAAATATTGCTGGGCAAGCTTTCCACGTAGGAATTTTTCCCCCGTCTGGTCCTTGCCAATAATCTTTTGTAATTGGGTTAATTGCAAACCTATCTGCTTTTCTAAACCAATCTGGAATTTCTTTAATTGCAGGCATTGGCTTAGATACACTATTTTTATTTAACCACGGCCTGTTAGAAACAAATTTGATTTTATTAAGCATTGTTTTGTTCTTTTGTATTATCTATTACTTTAAGCTTTAAAGACTTAACTTCGTGCTCACCAATAGAATTACCAGTTTCGTCAATAGCATCTCTGTACCAATCTGTCCAATTTCCACTTTGATTTATTACTTGTGCTGCGTCTCCATATTTTTTTAATTTATCTCTATATTCATCAGTAGATATAAAATTATTTATTTCTATAGATTCATCTTTTAAAGAAGTAAGAGAAATTGGAATAATTGTAGCAATTGGTGTTCCAGCTTTTATAGTAATTTCTTTGTTTGGAATTTTAACTTTAATTGCTAATGGAAAATCTACATTAAAAAAAGATGTACTTATTAAAGATGACATTACCTCAAAATCTTCATAAAAATAATTTTGTGGAGTAATGCTTAGTACGCTTATATTTTTTTCTGATTTTAATATAAGTCCTGTATTAAAACTTACTGAGCCCTGCCCTCTTCCAGTATAGCAATATTGCTCTCCTGACAAAATTTTAACTCTGTCTGGGGTTGTGTCTATTTTCCCATCCCATATAAATGAAACGTCTACTGGACAGGACAGCGTCCAGCCTATAGTATTGGCCATAGTTACTGGGAAACACCTATATGCGTGTCCGTCAGGAGTTTCATCCATCCAGTCTCTTTTTACTGAAATTGGATCCAATATAAATGAATTTGGGTTTGTTTTATATGCTTTTAATATCGGCATTAGTCACCAGTGTCTTCATACATTGCTGGTGTATGAAACTTTGCGCTGTAATCTAGCATTGTAACCAAAGAATATTTAGTTCCAGACTTAACTACTTTAGCCTGATGGGGGTACATGTATGTTGAAGGGAATATATATAAGTCGCCAGCCCTTGGTTTAATATTTAAATCTTGTAGTCTAAAATATAATTCTCCGCCCTCGTAATCATCGTTAATATAACCTACCAAAGAGACTGTGCAGTTATATGAAAATCCATGATCATGGTGCTCCATGAAATGATGACCAGGAACATATTTAATAAAATTAAAAGCTTCCCAATATTGTAGTCTATGTATATTATGTTTTTTGCAATAGTCATCTACTGCTGGTGCTTGTCTGTCATAGCAATCTTGCCACAATTCTTGCATTTTTAATGATATAGGAGATTTGTCATTAGCTATATCTGATTTTTTAAATTTAAAATCAACGCATTCTCTGTATTCTGGCATTCTTTCTTGATATCCTACATAGGCTGGCTGCCATGTCCATCCTGGAGTATTGCCATCTAAATTTGACTCTAGTCTATTAATAATGTCTAGGTCTTTTGTTAAAACATCTCTATATACCCAAATTCCTGATCCTAAATCTTCTGCGCTTGACCAAGTTTGTTTATTCATTATTTGTTCTCCTTATGTCCTAATAGGTTAATATCCATCATAACTACAACTGAGTACTTGTCTCCAGAAATCATTGGTTCTGAAGAGTGCTCGTATATATAGTTTGATGGGAATATTACTACATCGCCACGTTTTGGCTTGTATACTAATTTGTCTAATCTTGGAAACGCTATTTCTCCGCCTTCGTAATCATCGTTTAAATAAATTACAGCAGATACTGTACAATTATAATGCGGTCCATGATCTGCATGAACCCTAAAATGTTGTCCTGGGCTTGTGTATTTTACAAAGTTAAATGCTTCATAGTATATTACATTAATTCCCCAATATTTACAATAATCATCTATACATTTTTTTAATACATCATATATTGATTGATGCATATCTAAAAGTTCTGAATTGTTTTCATTTCTTTGTCCAAGGTTTTCTGGCTTAAATTTAAAATCAACACAGTCTCTTGCAGATTTTACTGGTTTGTCGGAAGTTGTAACTTGTGCTTCTGACCATTTATAAATTTTACCATTAGTTAATTTATCTTCTAATATTTTAATTGATTTTTTACAAACATCATCTGTGATAGCTGACTGATAGATATTTAATCCAATTCCTGGATTTAAAACTTTAATATTTTCAAAAGATCTTTCTACTCTAAAGGAAGTTGATTCTGACCTATCTTTTGTAAACCAAGG